GAGGGTAAGTGGCTAGCTGCATTTATTAGCTGTTTGCTAATGATGGTGCAGGGTGACATTACAGCCGTAGACGTACCGCACTGGATCAAGGCTGCAAAGACAGCCACGTCTGCTTCTGTGATCTTTGCTGTAATGGTGTTTATCCCTAGAGTCAAAGACTTTGCCAACGAAAGGCTAGGCGGTGCGTTGTCATTTGGTGGCGGGGTATTCGTCAGTGACCTTTGGATCCATCCTACGCACTTCGGTATTCCAACGGCTGAGGCGTTAACTACAGCAATAATGAGTGCAGTGCTGGCTTACATTGCTCACGACTATTTAGTCAAACAGTAAAGTGCGATGTTTGCGGTTATAATAATTACAAGATATTTTGATTGTATGCGCTAAAACGTATCCAGGAACAGGAAAAAATGGTCTGTGACGCCTTTAGAGGAAAAATTGCTAGATACCGTAATGCTTTCATGTTTAATTTCCGCCATTTTTATTCCGTTTTTGCTTCTCGGGTTGATTGTATTAGGGCAGACATAAAGCTGCGGATAGCAATTGCAAAAACGCATTTGAAGCATACTTGGCACGAGCTGTGGAGATAGTTGTGGATCAATCTATGGTCAACGTGCTCATAACTGTGGCGGCGGGCGGCTATGCGTTTATTTTAAAAAGCATGTGGGACAGCGTAAAGACGCTAGACCATGACGTCAGTAAGTTAGAGGTTTCAGTCGCGGGTGAGTATTTAAAGCGAGAAGAGTGGAAAAGCGATATGCAGAGGCTCTTTGACAAGCTCGAGATTATTGACGAAAAGCTAGATAACAAAGTAGACAAGCCGTGATCGATCTACTGATCGGCCCTATCTCGGGACTCTTAGACAAATTTATTCCAGACGCTGACGAGCGTAATCGGCTTGCTCACGAAATTGCCACAATGTCAGAAAGGCATCGTCATGAAGCAAACAAAGCGCAAATGGAGATTAACAAAACAGAAGCGGCCCATCGCAGCCTTTTTGTCGCAGGTTGGCGACCGGCTCTTGGGTGGACGTTTTGCCTGGGGATTGCAGGAAACTATATCGTTATCCCTATGGCTAATTTTGTTTTGGCTTTATCTAATAATGATATTGTAGTGCCATTAATAGACTTAGAGACCATGATGCCCGTGTTGATTGGTATGCTTGGCCTCGGTGGTATGCGCACGTTTGAAAAGGCCAAGGGCGTACAGCGCGAAAAATGAGCTATTTTTCTGAGGCTGAGCTGGCCTGTCAGCATTGTGGCGAATACTTTTTTGACGAGGACGTGTTAAAAAAACTCAACGCCATTCGTCGAGAATTTGGCCCAATGCCGATTACCAGCGGCTACCGATGTCCGCAGCACCCCATAGAAGCCGCCAAAACGCGCCTGGGCGCACATACGACTGGCAAGGCGGTAGACGTAGGGGTAGACCGCGATCGCGCGTATAGGCTCTTAGAAGTGGCTCTAGCGCATGGCTGCCCTAGAGTCGGCGTCAATCAGCGCGGAGAAGGTCGATTTATTCACCTTGACTGGGATTACGAGCGCCCTTACCCGACTGTCTGGTCATATTAAAAAAATAACAAAACCGTTTTATCTGACTCAATAGTGTGTTTTACTCCCTGGTGTTCCATGTGGAACGCTTAGGGGAGTAAGCAGCAACATGTCACGCAAAAGTTTTGCAATCAAGGTTAGGTCAATTGGTCCGGTTGCCGAAGATATAGAAACCTATCTCGGCGCGGACGTTGACGACGTGCAACCCAATGGCGCGTATCAGCATATTTTATTGCTGGTTCCTAGAGATCAGATCAATGCTAGCTATACGATAGAAAAGCATGTCGAGCACTTTGAGATGCACGGCGCGCCTTTTTACGTCGATGAGTTTGAGATGAAGGTTCACAGTTGTTACTGGTCCGGCAACGGTCACATTCACAACATTATTAACGCAGAGGAGCTTTGCTGGGAGATAGAAAATTATGACAGTTAAAAAGTTTAGGGAAATTCCGCTGTTAGAGACCGCAGAGTTGCAAGAAACGATAAAAGATTTGCGCAAGTCGCTAGATCTTTTGCAGGGGAAGCATTACGCTGACGATGAGCGGTTCCCAGAAAAAGAAGAATGGGAGCCGACCGACTACGAAAGCGTCACACACGGTCATTAATCAAAACTCAAGGGGAGTTTTATGAGTTTGTATAAAGAGCTGTCAAAGCTAGACGTCTCGGAGTACACCGAGGACAAAGGGAAATTTACATATCTCAGCTGGGCATACGCCGTGCAGGAGCTTTTGAAGCGCGTTCCTGACGCCGAATGGGATCATCCTGATCCTACGGTTTTCGCGGACGGCTCGATGATGGTTTACTGTCATCTGACCTGTAACGGCATAACCCGTCGCGCATATTTGCCGGTTACTAATCACCAAAATAATGCGATTGTTAACCCTGATTGCTTTGCAATAAATACGGCTATGCAACGCTGTCTCGCAAAGGCAATAGCATTGCACGGCCTTGGCCTTTATATCTATGCAGGCGAAGATCTTCCAACGGTCACTGATTACGACATGGCTAACGAGAAGATTGACCAAGGCGACCCGCTGAAGTTCCAAGAATGGGTCGAAAGTCTGTCAGAGGAACAAGTCAGCCGAGTTTATGGTGACGCGCCTAACGGTCACAAGGTCAAGTTCAAGGCTAAGTTTGACGACGAGCTGAGAAAAGCAGAGGCGATCATTGCTGATTACCACACTCAGCTCACTGGCGTTATTGAAAGGAGGGACGCAGAAGGCTTTGCCCAGTTATGGGACGAAATGACCGCAAGCGTCAAAGGCAAGATGAACGCGCGTTTGAACGGGTTCGAGAAGGAAACAGCTAAAGAGCTAATGGCTCAATTAGGAGGTGTAAATTGAAAGTAGTTAAGCGAATAGTTGCGGCCTGCAGTTATACGAATAAGGCAGGCGAGGAAAAGACCAACTGGGTCGAAATGGGCGCGATGTGGAAAACGGACGAGGGTAAATTCCGCATCAACATAAATGCTGTGCCGACGGTTAACTGGGACGGCTGGTGCACGTTGCAAGACCCGCGAGAACCGCAAGAGGCGAAGCCGGTAAAGCAGGAAAAGCCGATGCAGGAGGTGTTGGAAGATGACATCCCGTTTTAACGTAGGCCGCAGTCTGCGCAAGGTCCAGGCAGATAAGCGCGTAACTAATAAGACTTTGGCAGATAAAATTGGCGTCAATCCTGTGCAGGTGGCAAGATGGCGCTCAAGCGAGGATTTGAAGCTCAGCAGGGTGGCGCAGCTAGCGTCGCACTTTGAAATGAGCATTGATGACTTTTTGCGGGTAGGACAATAAAAAACCCCGCCTTGCGGCGGGGCCATACTTTTGGGAGTTACCATGAGTGCCGGAAGGGGAGTTCCAGCACCCATTCAAGATATCACATTAGGTGGCCTGCAGGCCACTACTCCTCAGAATATGCTGGGCGTTAGGCCGAGGAACCGAAGAACCTCGGAGCGGAGTTGACCCTCTCTATTAAGCGCCTCCCAGTGCCGAGTGCTGGTAACGGGAATAGACGTCAAGATTCGATACAGCATATATAGCGCGTCATTGTTAGCATTATTAATTAAGTTACATTGGTGACTTAAAAAGGGATGTATTCTTAGGAGGAAGCATGAAAACCAGACACGACGAAATGCGCGAGCAAGTAAAGGCTTATCACAAAAAGCACCCCGAGGTTTGGCAGCTGTTTTGTGACTTTACGTTGCAAATGATTCGCAGGGGCTACAAGCATTATTCAGCGAAGGCTGTATTTGAGCGCATACGCTGGGAGAAAGACGCAGGCGGCGATGGGATAACGCAGTTTAAAGTAGGCAATAATCACCCTGCGTTCTACGCTCGGGCGTTTATGAACAAATACCCGCAGCATAAGGGGTTTTTTAGGCTCAGAGAGCAGACAAGTCATAAGCGACCGGCTAATCACCGAGAAGAGTATTTTCCGAGTGTATTCGACGGGCTAAGTAAGCTAACGGTGATCAAATGATTTTGAACAACGGAGAGCAGTGGCAGCCGACCGACGAAGATGTATTAGCCTGGCAGCAGGCTTACAAAAACATCGACGTTTTCCAAGAGCTAGACGCTATGAGTTGCTGGTGCGAAGCCAATCCGAGCAAGCGCAAAACACCGAGAGGGATAAAGCGATTTGTTAACGCCTGGCTTAATAAAGCGGATAAAAGAGGCGGCAGTCCGCCTGAGTATCGGTCGCAGAAAAAAGCCACACTGCGCGACTGGGATACGATTGACGAAATCACACATGATTTTATGAACAGTGAATCGTTTAGGCAAAAAATGCTGAGCGAGCACGGGCGTTATATGTCATACAACGGAGAGCGCGTTTATGCAAAATAACGGCGAGGGCTGGTGGATACGCGATGAGCAGTCGCGAAAGGCGCTTATTAAGTATATCGAGGACAATAAACATCGCGATGTTTGTTTTAAGGTCGTACAGCCTACGCGCACAAGTCAGCAAAATAAGGGAATCCACGCATTTTGTGGTGAGGTTGCAAAACAAATGGAGGCGCGCGGTCTCGACATGAAAACTGTGCTGAAAGATGGCGTGCCAATATCGCCTACTAAAGAGCTGATTAAGGAATACATGTGGAAGCCAATACAAAAAGCGCTTACTGGTAAAGAATCGACGACCGCTATAAACAAAAAACAAGTCAATGAGGTTTACGAGTATCTCTCGAGGCTTTTAGCCGAGAAGTACGACATTAACGTAAGATTTGGAAAGTAGGTTAAAATTCGGGCTGGTGACAGCGTTTGGGGGCAAGCGTGACACACCCGCTACTTCAGTATGCTACCACTGAGCGACAAGAAAAATGCGTTCGGCTGGTAGAAATCGATGGTCTGTCTCAACGAAAAGCAGCTGAAAAACTAGGGCTAACCCGCTCTGCCGTTCGTGACCATCTTGCCGCCGTCAAAGATAAAGCGGCTCGCCAAGGTTTTTCTCCTGAGCATGGCTGGACCGAAACCGTACCAGACGGCTTTTATGTAGAAGGCGTCTCTACCTTTAAGGACGGCCAATGGGTAAAAGCCAGGGCTGACAAGCAGCGGCAGTTCGAAATGCTCGTCGAGCGGATTGAGGCTGCAAACGAGCATCTTCCTAGGTATAAACCGCAGGCTGCTGTCAAAACGACCAACGAAAACCTTTTGTCATTGCTGACGATTACTGACTTTCATCTAGGCATGTACGCCTATGAAGCTGAAACAGGCGATGACTGGGATGTCGCAATAGCTCGGGACGTGTTTTTATCGTCCGTAAAGCAAATGATCGACGCAGCACCTCGGTCAGAGGTTGGCATGTTTTGTCAGCTAGGCGACTTTTTGCACTGGGACGGCATTTTAAGTGTAACGCCGCAGTCAGGACACATTCTCGACGCAGACACGCGCTACGGCAAGCTGGTAGACCTTTCCATGTCTGTAATGACGGAGGCCGTCAAAATGATGCTCAAGCGTTTTGGCGAGGTCATTGTTGTATCGGCGGAAGGCAATCACGACATCGCGGGCAGCATTTGGCTGCGCAAGCATTTGGCGCACATGTTCGGCGATGAGCCTAGGCTCACAGTAATAGACAACGATTTTCCGTACTACGCCTATTTACACGGCGAAACGATGCTCGGCTTTCATCACGGGCACAAAATGAGAATGCCGCAACTGCACAAGCTATTCGCTAGCGAGCCGCGATTCAGAGAAATGTGGGGCCAGGCTAACTACACCTATATACACACCGGCCACTATCATCACGAAAGAGTCGTGGAAGATGGCGGCGCTATTGCAGAGCAACATCCAACACTGGCAGGCCGCGATGCGTATGCAGCGAGAGGCGGCTGGGTTTCTAAGCGCGGCGCTAAAGTTATAACCTATGACAAGGTTGACGGAGAGGTGTCGCGCATAACAGTGAGGCCGCGAAATGTTACTAATAGCTGCTGAGCTACCTGACGACGCCGGAGTTGTCGTTTTTTTGACGTCAACTATAGGCGGCTGTATCACAGATAAATTTAATAAAAAAAATACAATTGTTTACACTGACACGTTTACGGAAGGCATTACCATCAATATGGAGCTTGACGACTTTGCCGCCTGCTGGCAAAACGCCCTGGCTTTAGAGGATTTTCAGATTGAGTTTATTCCAGAAGAAGTGCCCGACGTGCAGCATTGACTTGTTCCCGCTGTTTTTGGAAGAGATTGGGGGCAGGCTACATGGCTGGGTTTGTCTGAGATGCAATTACTTTGACAAGGCTATAGGCCGCGAACGAAAGTTTACAAGAGAGCACGCAAACGATGGCAGTGAAGCGCGACCAGGCTGACATTTGGTTCAGCAAATGCGTAAGGGCTAGAGATGGTCAATGTTTATACACGGGACAGCAGACGGCGCTAGAGTGCGCTCACATAGTGGGCAGGCGCAATAAGGCTGTCCGGTGGGATATGATCAACGCTGTGACTTTGACGCATTCAGCGCATCGTTATTTCACTGAAAACCCTATTGCTTTTCACGACTGGCTTCAGATGACGCTAGGAGAGGCTCACTTAGAAATTCTGCGCGAAAAGGCGCAGCATATTTTCAAAACAACCGTGGCAATACGCAAAGACATTGCTAAGCACTACCGCGTCGAGTATCAACGCAAGGAAGCAAATCCAGATTACGAGATTATCTCGTATAATTAAGGCTGTGCAGTTCGTGATACACTTACCACAACATCCGATCTGGAGGCAGTTATGTGCCCAGTTGAGAAGATGCAGGTTTTTGCGATAAAGCATAGAGTGACAAACTACGAGGCGCTGCCGCAGGTGTTCAATCACCTAGCTAACATGCAGGGCTTGAGCTTAGACAACTATCTCGAAATCGTAGAGCGTCGCCCTAATTTATCTGCTTTCATCGCAGAAGTCGCACAACACTACGACAAGCGCTGAAGTTTAGCGCGTAACGGCTTGGCGACTTGCTAAGTCATTGATCTCCGTCGCTTTCCTGCCGATGGCTAAGCTTTTGACCCTAAAAAATTCACAAAAATGTTAAAAAAAGTGCTTTTAGGGGTTTACAGAAATAACAAAAGTGTTATTGTTATCCCAAGCGTAACACAACAGTTATGCAAATAAGCCGCAAAGCGGCACCACTTTGGGAGAGCAACCATGAAAAACTTTAAAGATAGCAACATTCAACGATCTGACGTCAACGCAATCCGCGACGAGTTAAACAGCGCAATCGCGGCCAAGCTCAATGAGTTAGGTTTAGACGGCGGATTCGGCAACGCAACTTTTGACGCAAATAGTGTCAGCTTCAAGGTAGAGCTAACTCGCTCAGGATGTTTGACTAGAGCGGAGCAAGCAAAGCGCGACGATCTGATACAGCGCGTTCGGTGGGAGGCGCGTGATAAGGCGATCACCACTGAGGAAGCAGAGGAGTTCGTTGATGCAATTCATGTCGTTAACGGTCAAAAAATAAAGCTGACTGGTTACAACCACCGCGCAAAAAAAATGCCAGTTGAATTTGTCATGGTAGATGGCGGTACGGCGCACAAAGGCGGAGAAAGTTATGTCGTCATACCCGCGCGCAAAAGGTTCGGCGCGCTTAGCGATCAATTTAAAGTGCAAGCTGGGTAACTAGACTCAAAAAATGAACAGGGCCGCAAAAGCGGCCTTTTTTGTGAGGGATTATTATGAGCATAGAAAAGCGTTTGACCGCTTTGGCGGTTATTGTGTTTCTGTGGGCTATTGGCATTGCTGGAAATGGTGATCTGGCAGAGGCAGAGCGTATGCAGGCAGAATACTGCGCAAATGTAGAGTCAGGCGGGTGGCCTGATTACAAAGGCACGTATGCGGAGTCGTGTAGATGAGGTACGGCTCAGTCTGTAGCGGTATTGAGGCCGCTACTATGGCGTGGCATTCGCTTGGATGGGAGCCAGCGTTTTTTAGCGAAATAGAGGCATTCCCTCGTGCCGTGCTAGCTCATCATTATCCAGATGTGCCGGTGCATGGCGATTTTACGACTATCAAGAGGCAGCAATATGGATCAATCAGACTTTTGGTCGGAGGAACCCCGTGCCAGTCATTCAGTGTCGCAGGACTCAGAAAAGGATTGGATGACGACCGTGGCAACTTGGCCCTCGAGTACATTAGGCTTGCTCAACGCGAACAGCCACAGTGGTTGGTCTGGGAAAACGTGCCCGGCGTCTTGTCATCGAACGGAGGACGGGACTTTGGAGCCTTCCTCGGGGCGCTGGTAGAAATCGGGTATGGGTTCGCCTACAGAGTTCTTGACGCTCAATTCTTCGGAGTGGCCCAGCGACGCCGACGTGTGTTCGTTGTTGGATACCTTGGAGACTGGCGACGTGCCGCAGCGGTTCTTTTTGAGCGCGAAAGCCTGTCAGGGAATCCTGCGCCGAGCCGAGAAGCGCGGCAAGACACTGCCGCCGATGTTGCACAAGGCACTGAAGTATACGAGTGCCACGCACAAGACAGCAGAATAAAAGCGCTTGGCGAAACCTGTAGCACGGTGACTGCTAAATATGGCACTGGTGGCGGCAACGTGCCAATTGTCACGGCAAGGATGCGCGGTTTTGGCGATTATAAATGCGACGGAACATCGAGCACGGTCAAGGCCAGAGACTTTAAAGATGCGACGGATTTAGTGGCCTACGGATTTCAATCCAAAGCCAACGCATGTGACGCCGCCGCGTCTGGGAAAAACGTTAGTCCCACGTTGAAAGCATCTAGCCCTATGGCTGTGGCAAGCAATTTAAACGTCAGGCGGTTAACTCCTGCAGAATGTGAGCGTTTGCAAGGATTTCCTGACAGATTTACGGAAATACCGTATAGAAACAAGGAGGCCAACAAGTGCCCAGACGGGCCAAGATATAAGGCGCTTGGCAATTCTATGGCAGTACCTGTCATGCGCTGGATTGGCGAGCGCATTGCTATGGTAGATAAAATATGAGCTAACAAGCGTGCGGTTAGAGGCATAGACAATGCAAGAATTGATAGGTATAAGCATTATAATAATTGGCTTAAACATAATTGCGCACAGCGATTATGGTTACCGTAGCAAGGAATATGCGCATTATTGTGCAATGACAGACACATGGCTGCGGTTTAAAGGGACGCGGGGGCATCCTAATTATGAAGCAAGAGACTGCAGTAATAAGCCAGGAAATGCTGGAGACGTTCGTCGGCAATAAATACCACTGGAAAGGTTTGACCCCAACTGTGCAGATGGCAATGGCTAAAGAGCTAATTGACCATCGACGGTTTATGCAACTGCTTAAAAAATACGAGGCAGTTAATTTCGGGGGTCAGTATGCGAACAAAGAAAGCCACAGCACCACAAAACCTTGATGTGTTGCTAAAAACCGAGCTACGCACGTTTACAGTAGCAGACGTGGTTAAAAAGCTGGATGTATCCTACAAGCACGCTAGGGCTGTAATTGACTTCGGCGTGGCGATGGACAATCTGAGAGTCGTAAAGCATCCGCAAGACGCAGGGCAACTATACGCTGTTTACGAAAATCCGAGCTGGCGACGGCGATGGGTGTCGGGCGCATGGCGATAAAACAGCAGATTACTATTGAGTGGCATGATTTATCGGTTATGCCAGAAGAGGAAGGCACTTATTTAGTCGCTTTTGACGACGGCAGTGTTGAAACGTATCCAATGAGTTATGATGATATACGCACTGGAATCATCCAGGATGGATACGCACGAGGAATACTTTGGGCGCACAAGATATATGGGCCACTGCTGGATTAGTCAACAATGCCTAGACGAAAGACCGAGCTGACTGCTGAAGAAATTGCGGAGCTAGAGACCTTGGCTGCAGTTCTAAACCAGGAGCAAATCTCTGATTATTTTGGCATTCCAGCGAGAACATTTAGGGCAATAAAGCAACGTGATGAGAACGTTTCTGCCGCATATAAAAGAGGCGTAGCAAGGGCGATTGCAACTGTAGGCACAGGGCTTTTGAGTCAGGCGCACAGCGGCAGTCTCGGCGCGTCAATTTTTTATCTAAAGACCAAAGGCGGATGGTCAGAGGCGGTTCCTGAGCCACAAGAGCTGCCTCCTGTCGTTATACAGCTAGCACCAGATGATTCTGACTAAGCCGCAGACCACTATTTTTAGGTCTGGCGAGCGTTTTCGCGTCTGCGTTGCTGGTAGGCGCTTTGGTAAAACATTTTTATCCACAGCAGAAATCCTCAACGCGGCTCTGTCAGGCAAAGACAAAAACGTCTGGTATGTAGCGCCGACGTATAAAGCCGCTAAGGAAATAGCCTGGGAGATGCTGATAAAAGCAATTCCTCCCGAGTACATAGAGAAAACAAACGAAAGCTCACTAACTCTCAGGCTGCTAAACGGCAGCATCATAAGTCTAAAGGGCGCAGAAAAGCCGGACAATCTCAGGGGTCGGGCGCTCGACTTCTGCGTGCTTGACGAGTTCGCGGATATGCGCAAGGAGGCATGGTTTGAGGTTATACGACCATCGCTCAGCGACCGTCAGGGCTCAGCGCTGTTTATTGGCACGCCTAAAGGCAGAAATCATTTCTATGAGCTGTGGGGCAAGGGCATTGATGACGACACTTGGGCGTCGTTTCAATTCACAACACTAGAAGGCGGGCATGTATCTGCAGAGGAGATAGAGGCTGCTCGCAATGACCTAGACGAGCGCACCTTTGATCAGGAATACAAAGCACAGTTCGTTAATTACTCAGGTGTCATTTACTACGCCTTTGAGCGCGCGCTGTCAGTTAAGGCATACGAGCACGCTAATGAGCCGCTGCATATTGGTATGGACTTCAACCTAGATCCTATGTCGGCTGTCGTTATGGTGCGGAAAGGCGATACTCTTTACGCGATTGACGAGATAGTAATGTTCGGAAGTAACACGGACGAAATGGCGGCGGAGATCACTCAGCGTTACAAAAGCTGTAGTGTTACAATATACCCTGATCCGGCCTGTCGGCAGCGCAAAACGAGCGCAGGTGGCAGGACAGACCTTTCTATTTTGCAAAACGCGGGTTTTAACGTCAAAGTTAGGAACGCGCACACTGCTATAAGGGACAGAATTAATGCGGTCAACTCACGTCTTAAATCTCAAGACGGCAACAGGCATCTATTCATCAGTCCCAAATGCAAAAAGGTGATCGAGTCATTAGAGCGCCACGTTTACAAAGAAGGCACAAGTCAGCCCGAGAAAGACGGGTTTGATCACATGAATGACGCGCTCGGGTATGCTGTCGATTATCTGTTTCCGATTAAAAAATCTCACGCGGCACAGCCTCCGCAGAGGTGGACATGATTGTTAATCTAGACATTGAATACCAGCACCCCGATTATGAAAATAACGTCGACCGCTGGGAGTTTTACTTGCGCAGCTATATGGGCGGCCAGGACTACCAGGACGGCTCATATTTGTCTCAGTATCTTAACGAGGACACAAAAGCTTACGACCGGCGCATCGGCTTAACGCCTTTAGATAATCATTGCAAAAATGTCATTCACATTTACAGCTCGTTTTTATGGCGAGTGCTGCCTACAAGAAATTTTGCAGGGATGGAGGGATCGCCGGAATTAGAGGCGTTTTTAGACGACGCAAACCTAGATGGGCAAAGTTTTAATTCGTTTATGCGCGAGGCGCAAATATGGTCTAGCGTTTATGGGCACGTTTGGCTATTCATGGACAAGCCGCAGTCTCAAGCGGGCACTAGGGCAGAAGAGCTAGAGCAAGAGATCAGGCCATACGTTACGCTTATCACGCCCGAAAACGTGTATGACTGGAAGTGGGAGCGGCAGCCTTCTGGCAGGCATCAGCTCGTCTATATGAAGATCCGCGAGTCGGTCAACCGAATAGACGGCACGCATACGGTCACATTTTTTAGGGAGTGGAGACCGGACACGATTAAGCTCATACGCTATGACGGCGCAGAGCATCAAGTGCTTGAAGAAATAGACAATCCAATTGGTAAAGTGCCCGCTGTATATTTACCGGCCAATCGGTCAATCGTGCGAGGCATTGGTGTCAGCGACATTTCCGATATCGCCTACATGCAAAAGGCTATATACCAAGAGCTTAGCGAAATTGAGCAGCTTATTAGAATCAGCAATCACCCGACCCTAGTAAAGACGTTCGACACAGACGCGAGCGCTGGGGCTGGTGCAATCATTAACGTAAGCGAAGATTTAGATGCGGGATTACGCCCGTATCAAATGCAGCCTTCTGGGGGTAATTTAGACGCTATCAGAGCGTCGATACAAGACAAAGTCGAGTCGATTAATAGGATGGCCCACATGGGCGCAGTTCGCGGCACGGACGCCGTAAAGCAGTCAGGCATAGCGCTACAGACTGAGTTCCAGATGCTCAACGCTAAGCTGGCGGAAAAAGCAGACATTTTAGAGCTAGCAGAGGAGCAGTTGTGGGCGTTTTATTGCAATTGGCAGGGCCATAACACGCATGAGGTCACTATCAGTTACCCTGATTCCTTCGATTTGCGCGATTATGAGTCTGAGCTGCGATTCCTGCAGCAAGCTAAAGCCTCCGGCGTACCGAGCAACACATTCGTCAAAGAAGTCGATAAACGTATTGCTGATTTAGTGCTAGACGACGATCATTTAAGCGAAGCGCATGACGAGATTGAGCAGCAGGCTAGGCCGACTGGTCAATTTGTAACGGCTACAGATGTCGCAACAAACGGACAGGCTTAACGAGGTCATTGCTCTCGCAGATACCCATCAGGCTCGACTGATAGAGGCACTGCGCGACCTAGAGCTGGACATAGTTGCGCTATTACGCGACGCACCTTTACGAGACGGGCAGCTTTTCGACTTAGAGTGGGCAGTCGCCGCTAGGACAGAAGTGCGTCAAATAATTGACACTCAATATCGCGTGTTAGTTGACGAGCTGGTGACGGAGTACGCCGAGGTCGCGGCAGAAGCAGAGGCGCTATTAGGCACGTTTTCAGAGTTTGTTAGCCTTGATCAGACTGTTTTGCAGCAGTTGCAGCAACTCACTTTTGACGGTTATAGCGCACTAGGTGATGATTTTTTAGAGGCCGTTAGCAAGCAGATTTACGAGGCCACGCTAACAGGGCAAACATTTGCCGATGCTGTTAGCATTGTGCAGAGTAGTGTACAGTCAGATTTAGCCAGGTACGCGCGGCAGGCAGTTCATGACGGTTTAATGGATTTCGACAGAGCCATTAACTACAACATGGCTGTCAAGGCTGGCGCAGAAAAGTGGGTTTATATCGGCCCAGATGACAGCGTAACGCGCGACCATTGTGAGAAATACGTTGGACGCACGCTGACACTGGAAGAGATCAATAAAGAATGGGAAGGCTCCTGGGCAGGAAAGCGCGAGGGCAGCCCGTTTGTAGTCGGCGGCGGTTATAACTGTCGTCATCACTGGTCACCGACATTTGAGTGAGGTGCTTATGCCGTATCACGACAAAGGCAAAAAAAAGAAGAAAAAGAAAAAGGGACGTTAGTTTGGTAAAATAAATCTACTCTTAGGAGGTTCGTTACATGAGCGAAGAAGTCATGGAAAATGCGGCTACTGAGGCCGTAGAGCAGGAAACTGTAGAAACTCAGGACGTTAAGACATTTACGCAAGAGGAAGTTGACCGAATAGTGGCTGATCGCATTGCGCGGCAGCAGCGTCAGTTTGACAAAAAGCTAGACGGCATTGATCTCAATGAGGTGCGTGAGCTGTTAACCCAGCGCGAAGAGGCGCAGGTTGAAGAGCAAAAAAAGCGCGGCGATTACGAGACTCTCTTGAAGCAAATGGCTGACAAGCACACAGAAGAGAAGGCGGCACTAAAAGGACAGCTAGAGCGCACGCTAGTAGACGGGGCATTGTTGACCGCTGCATCTAGGCTGAACGCTGTATCGCCCGATCAAGTGAGTGCGTTATTACGAAGCTCCGTTACGTTATCTGAAGATAACACGGTCGAAGTATTCGATAAGAACGGGACGCCTAGATATAACGACTCGGGAAATCTGTTATCGGTCGATGAGCTGGTCACAGAGTTTTTGACGGCAAATCCGCATTTTGTGAAGGCATCGGCAGGCGGTGCAGGATCTAGCGGGGCTGCTGGAGGTTCTACGAGCAAGCCTTTAAGTTACTCGGAAATGCTGGAAAAAGGCGATGAAGGGATGCGCTTGTTTCGCGAGCAAAAAATGCGAGAAGCCGCCCGCTAACTTAAAGGAATTTCTGTTATGGCAAATGAAACAACTTCAACAACTTTAGACGACCTGTTTGCGAATATCATCCTGCAGGCTCGTTTTACCGCAGAAGAGCAATCAATCATGCTCGGTCTCGTTACCCGCTACGACATTGGTAATGTGGCAGGCAAGACTGTGCAAGTGCCGAAGTACCCTGCAATCAGTGCTGCTGGCCTTACGGAAGGCAGCGACATGTCAAACACCGCTGTTTCAACTTCTAGCGTCACGATTACAGTGGGCGAAGTTGGCGCGATGGTCACCTTGACTGACATGGCTGCAATGGGCGCTGGCAACCCTGCTGCAGAGCTGGGCACTGTGCTTGGTAACGCTATTGCGACAAAGATCGACACCGATCTCATCGCTCTGTTTGACGGGTTCAGCACTTCATTGGGTGCAGCGGCTCAGGAAATCACTGCAGCGGACATTTTCAAGGCTGCTGCTACGTTGAAGGCCGCAAAGGCTCCTGGTCAGTATGCCGCTGTTCTGCATCCGTTCCAGGCGTACCAGCTCAAAGCCAACATGACCAACACGTTTGCAAACCCCAATGGTGGTGACTTGCAGAATGAGGCTATGCGCACTGGCTATGTCGGTCAGATTGCTGGCGTCAACATCTTTGAGTCTGCAAACATTACTGCCGACGGCAACGATGATGCTAAGGGCGCTGTATTTGCTCCCGAAGCCGTTGCGATTGCAATGAAGCGCGACTTTAACATTGAGACCCAGCGCGATGCGTCACTGCGAGCTTTTGAGCTTAACGCTACTGCCGTTTACGGCGTAGGTGAGCTTGATGACTCCTACGGCGTTGAGATGCTGTTTGACGCAGCACTCTAAGGCACTGGCGCCCCTTCGGGGGCGCTTTCCCTTATGGCAATCGTATATCGTGGAGAGCGCTTCGAGGATTACAACGTCCCTAAGCGTACACCTCGCCATCCGGCTAAAAGTCACGCCGTACTGGCAAAGAAAGGCGACATAATAAAGCTGGTGCGTTTCGGCGCACAGGGCGCTAAGACGTACCCGCCAAAAGACGGCGAAAGTGCGCGAGACAAGTCCCTACGTAGGGCATGGTATGCGCGGCATCGCAGAAACCTTGACCGCGCAACAATTTTCGATCCGATCTATTGGGCTGCGAGAGTCAAATGGTGAGCTAATGGCATTTAGTAGAGACTGGAATTTGCAGGAGATCGTGCCGGACATTTTAGACTTTGGCATCGATAACTTTATTGACGAACACGCGACTGCAGAGGCAGAGCTGACGCGAGAGATCAGGAACAGATGGTGGCATCGTCGCGGCATAGCCGGTGAAATGGACGCGACCAAACTAACTGACACTCAATGGACAAAAGCTAACAGCTACCTAGTGCTCTGGAAATACGCGCTGCCAAAGCTGACCAATTGGATAGACAACGACCGTTTTTTGGAAATGATTGATTTTTATCGCAATTTGTACGGCCAGGAGCTTGAGGCGGTATTTGCGGACGGCGTTGAGTATGACGCGGACGGAGATGGCTCTGTAGCAGATGACGAAAAAACACCGCTGTTTACTGATCGGCTTGATCGTTAATGAAGTTCTCCCTGGTTGATAATCTGCCTGCTACACGCAGAAAGTTTGAGGCGCTGAGCAGGCGTTTTGCAAAAAACCAGAAGAAGGCAATGCTCGCCACGGTTTTGCAGGCTGAGACAATTATCAAGCAGCGCACAGCGCAGGGCAAAGACGTAAACGGCAATCCGTTTAAAAGATATAGTGACTCATACGCGACATTTAGGGCGAAGGCAGGTCGATCACGAACGCCTAACCTAATGTTCAGCGGCAGAATGCTTAACAGCATGAAGGTCAAAGCGTCAAAGACAAAGGGCGTTTTGTTTTTTAGCCGAGCAGAAGAATCACGCAAGGCAGCGTTCAACAACCGCACGCGGCGGTTTTTTGATTTGTCTAAGAAAGAGCTGTCGCGCTTGCACAAGGTTTATTTTAGGAGGCTGACGAGTGAGCGTTAGAGAGGATATCGCTGGCAACATCGTCACAGTGCTCAAAGCAGCTACTACGCCGTCTAAATTTAAGCTGGTGACGCGCGAGCCCTTTGATTTTGACAAGTTAAGCAATGCGCAGTTTCCAGCGGTCCTGGTTAGGTCGGCAAACGAAAGCAGAGAAGATACGACGCTCGGCGGCTCTCTGTCGCAGCGTATGGCAGTCACTGAGTACGACCTAGTCTGCTTTGTAAAGGCAAGCAACATAGACACGGCTCGCAATAAAGCTATTGAGACCGTAGAAGAGGCGTTAGAGGCAGATCGCACCCGTGGTGGCAAAGCGATCGACACGCAGATAACGGCTATCGAAGTTGACGACAGTAGTATAGATCCCGTCGGCGGCGTTATAATCACATTACAAATTTCCTATTCATATACTCGCGGCACCACCTAAGAGGAACACGACATGGCAAGCACAGCAGGAAGTAGCGGAGTTTTTAAAATCCATCAAACCGATGGGTCAGAGGCTGCAGTGGCAGAGGTTCGGTCATATAGCTTTGACTCTACTGCTGACACTATTGAAAAGTCAGTAATGGGCAACACAGCTCGCACATATCTGGCCGGTCTGGGAAGCAGCACTGTCACAGTTGAGGCGTACTGGGATGCAACTGACCAGGCGCAATTTGACGAGCGCGCTACGGTTTACTGGGAGTTGTACCCCACCGGAACCGGATCAGGCGAAAAGTATTATCACGGTAACGGTATCGTTACGGGTAAAACTATCTCTGCAGCCTTTGACGGCATGGTAGAGGCGTCATTTTCAATTCAGAACAGCGGGGCAGTAACAGAAGCAACCGCATAAGCTAAGCAAGGGGAGACACATGGGATTAGCTAAAGAGTTACGAAACAGGCGCGAAATCAAAAGACGCAAAATAAGCGTCGCGGCGTGGGGGGTGTCAGCGGAAGAGCCGTTCGAGATGTTTTGCAGGCCGATTACCTGCTACGACTTGAACGAGCTGCAGAAGCGGCACCCAAAGGTGCTAGAAGCTCCCACGGTCGCGTCAATGGTTGATCTCATCGTGATGAAGGCTGAGGACGAGGGCGGCGACAAGCTATTTGCGGCTGCCGACGACCGCGTAGATTTGATGGGCGAAGAAACGGCTGTCATATCGTCAATAGCTGAGGAAATGTTTGCTCAGATTGAGTCAGTCGAGGTAGCGGAAAAAAACTTCTAGCCGATCCGTTTAGGCTGAACCTCATAGCCTTGGCTGATCGGTTACATAAAACGATTGCAGAAGTAGAGCAAATGCCCGTCACTGAGTTTAACGAGTGGGTTGCCTACTTCAAGATTATGAGCGACAAAGATGGCTGAAACGCTACCAATTCGGATAGAAATAAAAGCCCTTGACCGCAGTAAGGCGGCGCTTAGAGGCGTTGCCGGTGGTCTAAAGTCAGTCGCAGCCGCTGCGCTAAGCATGAGAACCGCTTTGGTTGCGGCAGGAGCCGTGACCGGCATGGGCTTGCTTATACGCTCATCTGTCAACGCAACTGACGCTCTGGCTAAAACAGCTAGCAGAATCGGAACCACTACTAAAGAGCTGCAAAAGCTGCAGTTTGCTAGCGAGATCTCTGGCCTGACAGTAGAGCAGGCGAACATGGCCCTGCAAAGGTTCTCGAGGCGCGCGGCAGAGGCGGCGCGAGGCACTGGCGAGGCAAGGACTGTTATTGCTGAGCTAGGGCTGGACGCAAGAGAGCTGGCCCAGGCTCCGCTGTCTGAGGCAATGCTGCAGCTAGCAGATGCCTTTGAAAACGTAGAGGGCGGCACGCAAAAACTTCGCGTTGCGTTTAAGCTGTTTGACAGCGAAGGCGCAGGCATGGTGACAATGCTGAACCAGGGTTCAGAAGCCATGCGGCGGCTATTTGAGGACGCTGAAGCGCTTGGATTTTTGCTATCAGCTAACGCCGTTGCTGGCGTAGAGCAAACGCAAGACTCGTTCACCCGTCTCGGTTACGTTTTAGGCGGCATTCGCGATCAATTTGTTGCGGTGCTGAGCCCCGCTATAACGCACGTTACCGATAAGCTCGTTGCGTTTGTGGCTGCTAATTCCGATGCCTCTGGAAGCCTAGAAACCTTTGCACGCGAAACAATAGCGGACTTTATTCTGGGTCTAGCAAGTGTAACGCGCGGAATCTCTATTGTAACCGGCGCAATTTCGACGTTCGGCAACTACATTATTGAGTTATTGAATGCAGTATCAGCCGCCTTAGTTAGATTCAATTTGATGGAAGAAGGGCTGGCGCTCATCGAATTTCGATTCGGTGAAACATCCGTGAAAATGGCTGAATACACGGATTTCCTCGTCGAGCTAGCAAATCAAACGCGCAATGTAGTAGCTGCGCAGACTGATCTAAACAATGAAGCTGAGAGAACGCCCAACATTTTTGAGCGTATTTCTGACGCCATGCAGCTGGCGATTGACGCTGTTCCGACTCTTGATCAGCTAATAACGACGTTTACCACTGGCGCGATGAGCACGTTTACAGACGCCTTTACAGACGCAGTAACAGGCGCAAAGAGCTTCGCGGACGCAGTTAAAGATATGGCACGCAGCGTAATCAACTCGCTGATCAAAATGCTGGTGCAGTACTACATAACTAAGCCGTTATTTGACGCAATTACTGGTTTTGTCGGCGGCATCGGCGGAGGAGGAGCTGCAACGCCTGGGAGGGCTGTGGGTGGCCCTGTATCGGCTGGCAGACCCTATATAGTAGGTGAGAACGGCCCTGAGCTGTTCGTGCCGTCAGGGGGCGGTCAGGTCGTCCCAAATGGCAGAATGGGCGGCGGTGCAACCGTACACCAGACGATCAACATATCAACAGGCGTGGCGCAGACGGTGCGCGCAGAGGTGCTGAACCTTATGCCGCAAATAGCAGAAAGCGCAAAGGCGGCGGTTGCTGACGCGCGTATGAGGGGCGGCGGCTATAGCAAGTCGCTGTTAGGTACATAAATGGCTACGTTCCCCACCACAGTCGGCATCGCTAACATGACTATGCGCCTGCGCTCTGTTACAGCAATGACAGAGTCGGTGTTTACCTATGATCAGCAGGTGTTTTCGCATCCTGGCGTCAGGTGGGAGGCAGAGGTCACATTGCCGCCAATGACGCGCGCACAAGCCAAGGAATATGAAGGCTTTTTTGCTGGGCTACGCGGCATGAAAGAGACGTTTACGATGGGCAATCCGTTGCACAGCGTATCGGTCACCGGAACAGTTACAGGGTCTGCTAACGCTACGCAGATCACAGAGGCGTTCTCAGGTACGTTTGCCGTCGGCGATTACTTCAGTGTCAACAACCGACTGCACATAATTACCGAGATCGTTAACAGTACAACAATAAAAGTTATGCCGCCGCTCAGAGAGGCAGCTAGTACCGCAACTGCAGACTTTACGTTGCCGGTTAGCACCTGGCGGCTAGCGTCAAATGAAATTGGCTGGAGCATTAACGAAGCCAGTATTTATGGTTTTAGCTTTGCTTGCATTGAGGCGCTGTAATGTCTACCTCTAGAGGATTAAGCAGTGCGATGGAGGCAATGGCGATTGCTTCCGAGGTTAGGCCGCTTATATTGGTAGAGGCGTTATTCGACTCTAATGCGCCAACCAGCTATTTGTACCTGTGGAATGGCATAGGCAGCTTAACGTATGATAGCAAGACATATGTAGGCGCAGGCAATTTGCTTAACATTT